AAATGAAAAGTTAAGAATTAATAGTAAAGCATTAATTGGAGAACTTAAAACGTTTGTTGCTCGAGGAAATAGTTTTGCAGGACAGCCAGGAGAGAGTGATGACTTAGTAATGGCTACAGTTGTAGCATGTAGAATGATATCATACATTGCAACTTTTGAAGATGATATTTTTACAGTAGTTAATTCAACTATAGGAGTTGAGAAAGGCGAGCGGGACGAAGGTCCTTTTGATGAATTCGATGAGCCTATGCCAATTGGATTTTTATAATGTCAAAACTATTGTTATGTTTAGGACCGGCTAGAACAGGAACTACTTGGCTTTGGCAAAACTTAAAACAAACGCATAATACCCACCCACTAAAAGAAACATTTATATGGTGTGAAAAACCTTACGAAGAATTTCCTTTAACATATAAAGGTAAACCTATAAATGTAACTAAACAAGAATATATTAATACAGTTAAAGAATCAAACAAGCCTTATATGGACTTTTCACTAGGATGGTATCAAGCATATAGAGATACATCTTTTATAAAAGAATTAAATGAAACATGTGATTTGTCTATTTATATTATAATACGTGACCCGTATGAAGCATGGATATCTATGATTAATCATACCAGTTGGTATCTGCATACAAAAACATTTACAGGCGATGCATTTGATGAAGAAGCACACTTATTTAATACTGAAAAAGGCATTGAACTATTGGAACGCAAACAAGCACAATGGGAAAGGCGCAAAGGAAAAGATACTTCTAGTATAATATACACACAATATAACTATGCGGATATAATACCTGCATGGGAAGAGTTAGGTCTTAATGTTGTATTAGTAGACTACAATGCTATTAAAAATAAAGACACAAATTACCTTAATAACAAATTTAATGTAGACATTGACTGGGACTATACTACCACTTACTCTACAGAAAGGAACGTTTTAATACAAGATAATACTGTAAATACAGATGTTAAAGAGTGGATATATAATTACTACCAAAATGATTATTCCTATTTAAACACTATAAATGATAAATACAAATAGGAGAGAACATTAATGGCAATATCAGTTAAAACAATAGCAGACAAAGTATTTAATCTTTTAAAAGGATATGGATACGAAGTCGACACCTATGACAAAGAAGGTAACGTTGTTGGCGATCCTGCAGATGCAATTAGATTTTACGTTGACCAGCCAGATTTATTAATTACACTTAATGTTCCAACAGAACAAATTAGGTTTAGTGTTAGTAAAAATACAGACGAAACTGACCAACTTAGAAATCAATTAAAAAAATTAAGTAAGAATTATTTAATGAGTTTAGATTTCAGAGTATTTGGTAAAACATTAAAACCAAGCAGTGATAAAATAAACATTGCCAAAGTATCTAAAGAGAATAAAATGGAAGAAGCAATAAAAGAAGCAAGTTTAGGTCCTGTACAAGGATCACTTAAAACAAGTTATCAACCACTTGATAGTGTAAAGATAGTAGTAAAACATTCAAAGCCTGTAAACGAAGAAGTACGTGGTTCTAGAAGTAGAAATATTAGTAAGATTTTTATACAAGCAAATGAAGAACGTTTCTTGTTTCCAAGTAAAAATTTAAATGGTGCAAGAGCAATGGCTAGACATATTTACAATGGCGGCGTAATGCATGATTCGGTTGGCGAAAGCATTGTAAACATGTGTAGAGATTTTGGCAAACTTAAAGAGTTTATAAGATATGTAAACAAAAAAGGTTTAGTTAATGAAGAAAATTCACAATATGTATCACTTGCTACAGAGCATGTAGAAAACATAAGAACTACATTTAAAAGATTAAGTGGCGTAAAGTCATATGCTAATGCTGTAGAAAGTTTAAAAGACTTAGATGTAGAAGTAGTTAATGAAGTAAATTTAGAAGACCATTTTACAGAAACACATTTCGACGACAAAGTTGGTAATGTGCATGATACACTTAGCAAATTAGTAAACAAACAATCAGCATTTGAAAGTTATATTATGAATGCTATAGAGAGTGAAACATTTGATAATGCTAAATCACTGATTAGAGAAAGTGATGTTATGTCGTTTGATTCACCAAATGCTAGATTAGGATATCAAGTATCACAATTAGGACAAGCATCTGCAAGTGAAAAATTAGGCGGATACTTATCAAGTATTGGTAGTAAGTTATCAAACGGCGGCGACTTAAATCAATTTGAATACAGAGCAGTTAAGGCAAGTTTGCTATCTGCACAAAACAGTGGTCCTGTAATGGCAGAAAATAAAACTGCAGAGCAAAAATATGAAGACTTTATAGAAACATTTGTTAAGTCTCCAGAACCATTTGTTCAATAAAATACTGTTTTTATCTAATATAGGATAAATACTATTATAACAAAGACAACGGTTAGTGTCGAAAGGCATAAAAAGGTTGACAACATGGCACAAAGAAAGTAATATAAACCCAGTAAGAACACAAACACAGAAGTTCTTACACACATGGCACATATAAGGAGAAAATTATTATGGCATCTTTACAAGAAATTAGAGCTAAACTGGCTTCTATGGAGAACAACTCCAAAACAAACAGTTCATCAACAGGCGGCGACAACGCCATTTATCCACACTGGAATATCGACGAAGGCACTTCAACAACATTGAGGTTTTTGCCTGACGCAGATACTAATAACACTTTTTTCTGGGTAGAAAGACAAATGATTCGTTTGACTTTTCCTGGAGTAAAAGGTGGAGATATGAAACCTGTAACAGTACAAGTACCTTGTGCAGAAATGTACGGCGAAACTTGTCCAGTATTAACTGAGGTAAGACCTTGGTTTAAAGATGCAAGTCTTGAAGACTTGGGTCGTAAATATTGGAAAAAAAGAAGTTACATTTTCCAAGGATTTGTAACTGAAAACCCACTTAGCGAAACAGCACCTGAAAATCCAATCAGACGTTTTGTTATTTCACCTCAGATTTTTAATATCATTAAATCAGCATTAATGGACCCAGATATGGAAAACATTCCAACTGACTATACTGCTGGTACTGATTTTAGAATTACTAAAACAACCAAAGGTCAATATGCTGACTACAGTACATCAAAATGGGCTCGTAAAGAACGTGCATTAGATGAAACTGAACTAGCGGCTGTTGATACAAATGGCTTGTATACACTTTCAGACTTTTTACCAAAACAGCCTGGACAAGATGAACTTAACGCAATTAGCGAAATGTTCCAAGCATCAGTTGATGGTGAGTTATACGATCCAGAACGTTGGGCAACTTTTTATAAGCCATATGGAGTAGAAACACCAAGCACGGCTAGAACGCAAACAACTACAGCACCAGCTCAGGCGGCTCCGGCTCCTGTGGCACCTGTAACTGCACCTGTAACTGCACCTGCAGAAGCAGTTGTTGAAACAGCGGCACCAGTAGTTGAAACTCCTGCACCAACACCTGCACCACAACCGGTAGCAAGTGCTCCTGCAGAAGGCGGCGATAAGCCAAGTGCTGATGATATTCTAAACATGATTAGAAACCGTTCTTAAGGAGACTAACATGCAGAAACCATTTGACTTAACTAAATTCAGAACGGGCATAACAAAAGGAATATCTGGCATTAGTGCAGGATTTCATGACCCACAGGATTGGATATCAACCGGTAACTATACTTTAAATTACTTAATAAGCGGAGACTTTCATAAAGGAGTCCCACTTGGTAAGGTAAGTGTATTTGCAGGAGAGTCTGGTTCAGGTAAAAGTTTTATCTGTTCAGGTAATTTAGTTAAAAACGCACAAGACCAAGGCTGTCAAGTTGTACTATTTGACAGTGAAAATGCACTCGATGAAGATTGGCTACAAGCATTAGATGTAGACACTAGTCCAGAGAAACTTCTCAAAATTAGTGTTAGCATGATTGATGATGTTGCTAAAACAATCAGTGAATTTGTAAAAGACTATAAATCTAACTATGGTGATTTACCATACGATGAACAACCTAAAATGCTATTTGTAGTAGACAGTTTGGGTATGTTATTAACACCAACTGATGTTGCACAATTTGAAAAAGGTGATATGAAAGGTGATATGGGTAGAAAACCAAAGGCACTAACAGCCTTAGTTAGAAATACAGTTAACCAATTAGCACCACATCCAATCGGACTTGTTGCTACTAACCATACATACGCATCACAAGACATGTTTGATCCAGATGATAAAATATCCGGTGGACAAGGGTTTGTATATGCTTCAAGTATTGTAGTTGCAATGAAAAAACTTAAACTTAAAGAAGATGAGGATGGTAACAAAACTACTACTGTACAAGGTATTAGAGCGGCATGTAAAGTAATGAAAACTCGTTACAGCAAACCGTTTGAAAGTGTACAAGTTAAAATACCATATGAGACAGGAATGAATCCTTACTCAGGTATTTTAGAATTGCTTGAAGCAAAAGGTATCGTTACAAAAACTGGTAATAAACTTGAATATACATCACCTGTTACAGGAGAGATTATCAAAGAGTTTAGAAAGCAGTGGACTGAAGAACGTTTACAAGTAGTTATGGACGAGTGGAATCAAATACCAGTTGTTGGAGATGAAAACTTCGATGACTTAGTAGATGATGAAACTTTGGTAGATGACCCTAACATAGAGGATATGAGCAATGAATCCTGATTTAAGTTTTTTAATCGACCTATGGGATAGTATGAAAAATTATATTCCTAAAAAAGATAGGCTACAAGCGGCAGAACAACTTGTTGGAATTACTGATGAAAATCTAGACTTGTCTGATATTCAGGAAAATATCAACATGTTTGACTCGGCAATGAAAAATGCTATTGTTGGACACTTCGGCTTTGATGAAGAAGATGACGAAGAGGAATGGGATTAAGTTATGGCAGGCTGGTATAACTCTGTAGTAGAAGATTTAAGTAAAATTGTAGAATCAATTAATTACTATGAAAAGGAACTACAAGAAGCCAAGTACGAATGCGGAATCAAAGGCTCACTGGAGAAATCTAGTGCGTCTTTGCCCGGCATTACAGAACATCGTTTCAATCAACTACAAGAGATTGAAGCAATACTTGAACACTTAAATATTGAATTGCGTAAAGAACGTAGTAGAGTATTTAGAAAATATTTAGAAAGTTACAACAGAACATTATCAAGTAGAGATGCTGATAAGTTTGTAGATGGCGAAGAAAGTGTAATTAACCTACAGCACCTTTGTAACCAATACAGTCTGTTAAGAAACAAATACCTAGGTATTATGAAAGGCTTAGATACTAAGCAATGGCAAATAGGACATATCACACGTCTAAGAACTGCTGGTATGGAAGATATCGTAATAGGATAAATTGTTCAATTTCATGGACTTACAATAATGGTTGACACAACCTCAAAAGATGCTATAATTAGCAACATCAAAAGAAGGTGTAGGAACCAAGATATGGTCCATATTCAGATGTACGGGCAATTCAAAAACAAAAATATAGTAGAACGCATTAGCGAATTAATGCTAGAAAATATTATTCCCATTAAACTAAGACGCAATGTTAATGTAGATGTATATGTACATACAGCATTAGAAGAACAGGCAGGCGGTTATTGTTGGGGAGATAAAAAAGACGTTGAAATAGAAATTGCTAGAACATCTGAAGGCTATCGTTTTTCACGTGAAGAAATATTAATTAATTTAACGCATGAATTAGTTCATGCAAAACAATTTATTTCCGGAGAATTAACTGGAAAAGCAATGTCAACTTGGAAAAGGTCTGACCATTCTAAAACACCTTACAGTCATCAACCCTGGGAACGTGAAGCATACTATTGGGAAAAAAGACTTTACGAGCAATATTTCAAAAAATTAAAAGTATAAAAGGTTGACTTCTAACCAATAAATCCGGTATAATACATTATAACAATATTTAGGAGTATTTTATGACTACAGAAAGCATTATAATTGATACGGGTAATTTCAATTTTGACTATAATCCAAAAAGAACTTACGAACAAAATTTTAATGAATGGAGAACTACAAATTCTGAAGAACGTTCAGCATGGGGAGAACCTCAGTTGACAATGGAAGAAGCAGAATTGACTTTCTCTAAGATGTACGGAAAACGTAAGTAATGACAACCCATGCAATGATAGATATCGAAACGTTGGCTACTTCGCCTGAAGCAGTTATACTAAGTGTTGGTGGTGTAAAGTTTGATCCTTACACTAACGAAGAACCACACACATTCTTTGATGCTAAACTTGATATTGATGCCCAAACAGAACTAGGCAGAGATGTTGACCAGGGCACAATAGAATGGTGGGGGAAACAATCACAAGAGATTCAGGATATTGCATTTGCAGAAGAAGGCAGAGTACAAATAAATGATTTTGCTACATCACTTAATAAGTGGCTAGTGGGCTGTGAACAAATTTGGTGCCAGGGCCCACAATTTGATATGGTCATAATAGAGAACTTATATAAGCAGATGAATGTTCATACAAATTGGGCATATTGGCAAATACGTGATAGTAGAACTGTATTCAGTTTAATGGCTGTAGATCCTCGTAAAGGCGTCCAAGAAGCATTACATAGTGCTGTAGATGATGCTAAATGGCAGGCAAAATGTCTACAAACCTGCTTATTCATGTTAAACATCAAAAAGGACTAGTATGTCAATTAATATTGATTCATGTGTCTATAAAGACAGGAAGGTCTTATATAAAACACTTGCTGATGACTTTAAAACTTTGTGGCTAATTGTAGATCCTTTTAAGCATCAAGTATTAGGTGACGAATATAATACAGATGGCGAAAGACACTTATTACACAATAATACAAATGTGTATGCTCGTGATATGTATATCAATACAGTAAATCATCATTACGGTATGAAAATATCACAATATTTAGATTGGCTAGAACCAAAGAATCCAATGGTGACAGTTGGCGATTTGCACGGCAGTGATGTA